GATGCAGGTTCTGTAAGTTGTCTATAAGTTGCCATTTATTTCTTCTTTTTTGGTTTTTCTGGTGTTTCAATTTCTGAAACTATTGCTTTTTCTATTTGGTTTTCGGCCTCAACCGCATAACCTAACTCAATCATTTGCTCTGCTAATACTTCGCTAACTATTGCTTCTTCTCCTACAACGTAGGCAAGATTAAACATTCCGACAGGGCTTTTTAAAAATCTAACTTTCATATTTTTTTAAATTAGGGGGCAAGCCGAAACCCACCCCCATTTATACAACTAACAACGATTGCTTATGTAGTGGTAGCGTCTAAGATTGCACCAAATACCGCAGGTTGCTCAAAAGCACAATCCCAGAAAGTATTTGCAACGATACGAGTCTGACCTGTTCTTGCTAAAGTGTATGGGTCAATAATTACATCCATTCCACCGAATTGACCGATTGCAGACTTACCGAATTCTCCACAAATGATTGCAGAACAAACTCCTGTGGTAGAACCTTTAGTCAAGTTGCTTGGTACGTTTGAAGTGATTGCAGTAATCTTTCCGTCAATTACTCCTGGCTGACCATTGAAGTAATTTTGGTAAGCCATAATCATAGCACCCGAACCGCTATCGATTGCAGTCTGCTTTAACTTAGCTTCTACCTTTGGATTGATTAAGAACTTAAGGTCTTCTACTCTTGCATTTGCAGTTCCTAAAGTTTGAACTAACTCAAGAATCTTAGCGTAAGAAGGTGCGCCACCTGCTGCTCCGATTGCTACATTTTGGATGTTTGCAGTTCCAAGTAAACCTGTCATTGCAGAACCAGAACCATTGATGTAAGCAGCCTCAACCGCTACATAGATTGATTCCATTAAAGACTGAATAACAAATGCCTCTAATTGCGGATTCTGAATTAACAACTGATTTGACATAGGAATGAAAGAGCCTAATCTGTGAGGAGTCATAGGTCTTGAAGCAGTAGTAGGAGCGCCACTTGCTAATTCTTCAATTTCAGTACCCCAAGAGCTAACTACTCCTGTCGCTAAACCTGTTAAATCTACATTGTTAGCTAAACCGCTTAACATCTTAACTCCTAATACATCAAGAACTCTCTTAGCGTACAAAGCATCGAAGAATCCTACTTTGTCAGTTTGGATAGTGTTACCACCACCTGTTGCTGAACCTGCGGTCATACGCTTTTCTGCCATTGCATCCAATACGTTTTTGCCTAAGTAAGTTCCTTTTACTTCAAATCCATTTGAGCGAGCTTCTTTAGCTGATTCATCGATTAACTCTTTTTCTAAACCATCTACAGGTTTGTTGTTTAAACGAGCTTCGATTAACTTTCCTAAAGAGAAGTTTCTCAATTCTTTTTCTTCGCTCTTAGATGCTGATGCACCTGCTGCGGCTGATGCTATTGCTGCTTGACGCTTTTCTTCACGCTCGGCATTGTCAATAGACAAAGATAACTTTTCAACTGCATCGTAATGACCGTTTAATTCAACTTCTTGGTCAGCGGTGCGAGTTTCTAATGCCATTAACGAATCTATCTTATCGTTAACGCTTTTGCGCTCTTCACGCAATTGTAGGGCTGTTTTTTTCATTTTATTTTTTTCTTAATTGTTTTTTATAGTAATATTTATCTTTTTTTGCTTCGGTTGGTTTGCTTAAGTCTTTTGACCTTGCAGCAACTGTGGTTGTTTGGTAAGCAGGGAATGTAACAGGTCCAAGTTCATACAACTTTTCAATCTCTAAAATTTCTCTTTCATCTACGCCATCAGCACCGGTTGACCAAGAATCAGTTTTAACTCTAAACATAAAACTTGAACCTGTAATAAATCCAAGTCCGATGTTTTCTGCAACCTTTTCAGCACACTCATTTTTGATTTGATACTTATATTTTAACTGATTGTTTTCAATAGTTAAAGTCAAATCATCTTGTTTGCCTGTGGTTCTGCTTAAAATCTCATTAGAATCGTGATTAAACAATGAAACTACATTAGTCATATCACAACCAGCAAAAGCAATTGGGTTAATCTTTTCTCTATACCATCCCATATCAGTGAAAACGCCCATAACTGCGCCTACACCTTCAATCATTTTGTACTCTGTTTCGTACATATCATCTCCTTCGCCTTCGCTGCGTTTTTCAACTACAACTTTAAACTCTGGGTTAAACATCCTTGCCTCGGCATTTGGATGGATTTTTTCTATATCTTCTTTTTTCATTGGTCTGTTCCTTTCGTACTTGTTTGTGATTGGTCTTTATTTGCCCAAAAATCATTTTCCTTTGCTGCAGGAATCATATTCACAGGGCTATAAATTTGGTCTGCAAAAGTTTCGGTAATAGTGTTTAACCCTACGAATCTTCTTCCGTCATTAGAAGTGATGAAGCCTGCGTATTTAAGTGTCTTAAGATACTCAGCCGTTGACTGCATATCGCCACGCATTAGCATAGCTACATTAAACTTAGCATCTAAGCTATCCATTTCATCAAATCTGAATAATTTTCTTTCTATTTCTTGTTCCCAACGAACGAACCACGGCATCAAGCAGTCTGTTACATATTCGATGTTTAGTTGTTCCAAGTTACTTGAACCCGTTGCGCCCGCTTGAAGTTTCGATAAAGGCATTCTAAACCACTTTGCCACATCTGCCACACTAAACTCTTTTGCTTCTACCATTTGAGCCTCGTTTGGTTGGGCTGATATTTTACTAAACTTTGCACCACTATGAAGTAAAGCTACTCCGTTATTAGTGCCGTTTATATTCTTGTAGGAATCGTTAAATGAGTTTTTGATTGAGTTGGCCGTATTCTCATCTTTAACTACTCCTGGCACTTCTAAAACTCCCGTCATAGTTGCACCGCTTCCAAAGAATGAACTTGCATAAGATTGAATCGCTAATGCTGAACCTAAAGACTCGGCCGCATATTGTAAGATTGATTTACCTACATATCCATCGCCCATTGCACGGATGTGGAATATATTGTCTTCGCTAAAAATACCTTCTACACCAGACTTTACATCATTGATGATATAGTATAGTTTTTGGTCCACAATTTGAACCGTTACATTAGTCGGGTCAACTATTACCATTTGAGTAACTTTCCCGTCTGGGTCTCTTCTTAAGTAAGCATAAGCATTTCCAAATCTTAAAGCATACTCTTGCATCGTTTGTTTGAACGTAAACGGAGTATATAAATTAGAAGGCATCTTGTTTAATAAACTTGTAGCCCTATGCTTTACATAAGTTTTATTGCCTTGCTCATCTACGCTAAAGGTTTCAAAAGGTACTTTAGCCAAATCCTCTGATATGTTTCTGATGCAAGCATAATAAGCCGATAACTTCATAGAAGTTTCAGCATTTACGGTTTGACCCGATGTATTAAAAACTGATTGAAACCAAGACTTTACTTGAGATAAAGTATAAGTTGACTCTTGCACACCTCCGTATAGCTTAGGTGCTGCCCTTTCTTCAACTCCAAATATGCGCTGAATTATCCCCATTTGAGGACAAACTTACAACGGAATCAAGAATTTAATTAAGGTAGATAACTTTTGTTACTATTTTGTTACCGATAACTTGCGTGGTAAATAGATTTTTCCTTACGGAAATGCCCATAACTTTTAAAACGATTGAATCCGTATTTCTTCAGATGCCATTCTTCTAACTCGTTCCAAATTGCTTCCCCGTTTTTATCTCGGTTCTTTTCGTTAACCACCATTTTAAGGTAGCGGTTAAAGTATTCTTGTTTATTCATTACCATACATAATTTTCTATTATTGGGTTATCCTTCCAATCTTCTAAGGCTCGGCCGATTGCATTTACTACGGCACAAGGTCCATCAACTTTATTTTTAGATTTGCCTTTGTGAATCTTATAATTCCCGTTAGCGTCATCCTGGTAGACTTCTACGTTTGAAATCATCCAAGCCATTACAGGGTTGTTATCGTGGATAAGAGTTTCATTCATTATCCATTCGTAAAGTTGTTTGGTTGGTCCTGTTACTGCGCCTACTGACTGACTAAAGGATTCTACATTGATTGAATGTTCGTTATAGAGTTGAATCATAAACATACTTGCGAGTGCTTTGTCGTAAGCAATAGGTTTGTATTCAAAGTTCGCACAGATGTTTAAAATATCTGTCTTGATGTAATTGTAGTCGGTTGCATCGCCAGAAGTTAAAGTGATGTGTCCTTCTCTTGCCCATTGAATAAAGTTTAATTGGTCTGCCTTGGTTCGCTTGCCTGCCATTACTTCGGGGATGTAGAATTTCATAAACAATCGCATCTTAGTTCTATCCTCGTTCGGGATGAGAATTGCAAGTGCTGAAAAGTCCCCTGTGCTTCCTAAGTCAAGTCCGATGTAAGCGGTTTGTCCGTAATAATTCTCGATTGAATCGCAAATGCCTAAACTTGACCACCTTTGGCTATCAATCCAAGTCTTTGCCGAATCTGCCCAGATGTTTAGATGCTTAGTTATGAATGAAGGTTGTTTGCTTGGCTGTTCATCTGCGGTCTTAAATTCTTTTTCTAATTTGTCTGGTAAAACAGAAACCCCGTAGTTCGGATTGGCTTGCTTCCATACTTGTTCATCTCGCCAATCTTCCGAATCGGCTTCGTAAAGTACTACCAAATGACTTTCTACGTCTGAAAACCCCTCTAAGATATTTTTGCAGTTTTTAATGTGCTGAAAATATGGTGCGTTCTTATCCGTGCCTGCGGTTGAGATTGAAAAGAATAAAGCGCCATCCCTTGCCGCTTGACCGGTGATAAGATTTTCTTTAAGTTCATCTGTTTTCTGCAAGTGGTACTCATCAAAAATAACCAATGAAGAACCAAACCCCTCTACGCTTGGCGCATCCCCTGACAAGGCTTTTATGTTTGTTTGGTTTCTATTACTGATGACTGCGAACTGCATCACCCTAAAATAGCTCTGAAGATTAGGAGTAAGTTGCACCGTTCTCTTTACCGCCTTAAAACAGATATTTGCCTGCTCTCGGTTAGTTGCGGCCATATAAATTTGACCTGCATAATCTGACTGCTCCAAAAATGCGTAGGCTATTGCTATGGCTGCGGCTAAAGCGGTCTTTCCGTTTTTCTTTGGAACGTGAACGGTAACCTCATCAAATCTTCTTAAGTTGGTTTTCTTAACTTTCCACCCAAAAGTCATTGCAATAATAAACGCTTGCCAATCTTCCAACAAGAAAGGTTTGCCCGCCCACTTAGATTCTGTTAAACTTAATCGTTCAATAAACTTGATATATCGGTCAGCCTCTACCGAATCAAAGTAGTACAAGTCGCTTAAAACTAATTCGCTATTCAACTTCTCGCATATCTTTTTAATGTGCTTGCCGTGGTTTACCTTACCGCTAATCACATTACTTATGTATCTTTCGTACTTAGTCATTTGAATCTTTTTTTCTAAATGTTTCCCATTCATTTATTCTACCCATTAACTTAATATTTTTACACTTACAATCGTTATCTGCAAAATCATAAAGTTCAATATATGAATAATCTTTAAATTCAATTGACCTTAATACAAATAATTCATTTTCTTTTTCTACCTCAAGCATTTCATAAGTAAACTTTGGTTTTGAATTTTCTATTTTTTCAGCTTCACTTATGAACTCATCAAATGATTCTATTTTGTCTATATTAATTTCAGGATATACATTATAAAACACAGAAACAAAGTCGCCTTCCCATATCTCTTTCCCATTCATATCTACTAACCCAGTGTTTTGCAATATATTACCATCCTCTTTCATAAGGTTTATAATTCTATTTCTTTTCTCTTTAGGTTCATATATTTTTACTATATGTTTAACATAATCATACGATACTACATCATATATTTGGCCTAATTCTTCATAATAAAATTTAAGTTTTTTCATTTTATTTAAGCTGTTGTTATTTTTGTCCTATCACTTGTTTATGGCCTATCTAATTTATTCGAGTTGCTGTTTTAATCAAAGTCGCTGAATGGGTTTTGTTCGTTTTTAACAGGTGCGCTCAATCTTGCTCGGTCGCTTGGAGTGATTCCAAACTTAGAACACATTGAGTTATAGTTCTTAAACGCATCATTCCTAACTTTAAGCATTTGGTTTG